TCCCGGATGGCTCTCATAGCAGCAGCATGTGCAGCTACTTTCTCAGCCTGTTGTTTCTCGAAAGCTACAGCAGCGGCTTTTTCCTCTGCCCGTAATTGAGCTACGAGGTTTGCATAGTCTTTGACGGATTCCTGCTCTGCTTTGGATATGGCATTCCGGCTGGCAGCAATCCTCTTAGTCTCAGCCGCAGAATCTCTCTCAAGCCGGATAGACTCTCTACGACTAGCCAACCCTCGCTGAGAGTGTTCCTCCACCTGTTGGTAGGACTTTACTAGAACCTTTTGGGATTCAGCCGCATTAAGACCAGCCTCCTGGATCTGCTTTATAGCCTCATGCTGTGGGCCATATGCCTCAGTGATTTTATCCAGAGACTTGCGTACATCCTCCATGGAACCCTTCATGGAGGATGCAGCGGCCTTCAGGTCAGCCTTAGCGGCATCAAGCTGGGGCTTCCACAACTGAGCATCTATCTGGAGAGTTGCAAACAAACTGGCGATTGATCCTGTGGGTTCAGCCATTCTATCTCCTGCCTCTCCTAGAAGTCTTAACCTTCTGAGTTAGGGCTTTCATTCCGGCTCTCAGGTCCCGCCAGTTACCAGCCGCCCCATGATCTGGGTCCATCTGGGGGCCTGTAATGATTACACTCTGTTTCCTCTTGGGATACCGGGCTTCCAATAGGTCCTCTGCTGTCCACACTCTATCTGACTCATTCTGTCTATGGCTGTTGATGATAACTGCTGCAATATCAGCCACAAAGTAATCACGGGTCCTGTCCATCCCCAGAACCCGTGCCCGATACAGAGCCACCAATTTAGCCAGAGTGGACCCCCAGAACTCCTCCTCCGACAGACCCAGGGTTATAGCTGACGCCCAGTATTTCAGCCAGCCTGAGTTTGCGGCTCGGTAGGGTCCGCAGAGCTACCCGTTGAGTCAACAGCGTCCGGGAGTTCCTCAACGTCCTCCATGTTGGGCATGAACAGCCTGAGAGCCAACTGCACCCGATCCAGGATGTATGGGTAGTGCCGGAAGGAGAACATGCTGTTAACAGCATCCAATGTCAGTTCAGAGTGATGCTTTCTCAGGCCCTCGAAAATGGTGATGCCGAAATTGGCGGGTTCTGCCATGATGTCCATGGACAGGCCCACCTGCATGATGTTGATGTTAGTGCCCTTGTAGATGTTAATCAAGGCCCTGTTGTCAAATTCCAGGATATACTCCCGGCCCCCCAGTTTGATCTTTACGAGCGGGTCAAGTTGACAGGTCTCCTGTGCCCGCTCGTGTTTGATATCCTGATACTCTTTGGACGTTACTTTGCGTTTCATAGCCGCCTCTCTTCAGCTTTTAGACTTAGGACCAAGTAGGCTGGCCCGTGGTCTTTAGTGTCAGTGACGCCTCCAGAAGAGTCCCGATATCCGCCTTGGGGGCAATGGAGGCCACATAGGTTCCACCTGTCACTGTGTTGTCGGTCGTATCGGGGAACACGACCTGGAATGCTCCTAGATTTCTGGCGTAGCTGTCCGTTCGAAGCTCCTTGTGGACAGTGTTACTCGGTTTCCAGTGCATGTCTGCCGAGATGTTGTCTCCATCTGCCAGTCCAGGGACCCACTCACGGAAGTACCCAGTGGAGTCATGGCTGGTGGCGTCCAGCAAGTCAAACTTGATAGTTGGACCGCTCAACTTGGTCACTTCCGGAACAGTGGTGAATGTAGTGGTGCTAGCGTACGCTCCATACTGCAGCAGTGTTCCGTTAGATACCATCGCGATAGTGCTCATTGTCTTATCTCCTAACCGTAGGTTGGTTCTGAGTTGTCCTCTTCCGTCTCCACGTGCCCTGAAGGGAATCCCCACGGATGATTACCTTCACTGACATGTTTTACAATCTTCTCCTTGAATATTGTGGCATACTGGCACTCTAGGCAACAGTAGTTTTTGTACTTACTGGCCCACAGGTCAGGCCCCACTCTGTATCCATTTAACCTGTCAATATCGTCCTGGCTTGGGGTGAATATCAGAGGTTTATCTGCCATGATCCATCTCCACCGGAATACTCTGGTTGTCAATCCTAGCCAGCAAGTTGGAGTCCACCCCTCGCCTCTTCCACTTATTCAACATGTAGGACTTCCGGGCTTTAAATGTGCTCCTGACATCTACCCCGGACTCCCTCAAGCTAGGCCACGATGACCTGATGTTACGGTGAAGGTAGCACATTCGGTTGAAGTACCTACTCTCCCACCCGGAGGCCACCATTTGGATGTACAGGTCGTCATCCTCATACCCCCATCCAGGTTCCCCAAATGGTCCATCCTCATCAAATCTCACACCTAGCTCAAACATCCTGCACCGGAACAGCCCATACTGGGTCCACGCTATGGGGATGTTACTCTTCACTGATATCTCGGGGATATCAAACAGGTATTTGCTGGCGCGGTGAGGCTCTCTGGTGTAGTTAGAGGATGCCGCACCTATACACCCAAGTCCTGTGTGGCACTCAAGGTACTGAATCATCACGTAGGTGGATAGGGGCACCACTTGGATATCCCCATCCATCATCAACAGATACTTGGATTTCCTGTCCAGGGCAGCATCAATGATCTGATTACGGCCTACACTGATACCGAAGTTGCGCACATTGCGAATCAGTTCAGTACCGGGCACATCTCGGAGCATTTCTGTGATGACTTCGGGAGTGCCATCAGAACTGCCATTGTCCAGGATGACCAATTCAACTACCTGACCTAGACGGCGAAGCCGGTCTGCCTCTGCCAGTAACCCCTTAACCCCATCCACACTCGGACCACGAGTATTCCATGTGATGTACCCAAGTGTAATCTTTACACCAATGGGGGGCAGTGGAGCTTCATGCTCAATGAATGACTCCTCAGTCATATCTTGAACTATCACCCCATGTCCATTCCTACGGCAGTGGTCAATCATTGTAGCCTCATTGAAGATGTCAAAGGGGCAGTCGTAGCAGAAGAACCGGTCATGACCTCTCCAAGTACTTGACCCATACTCAAAGGTAGTTCCCGCAGGATAGGTTTGGGTAGTCATTCTGTCCACCAGATGGAGTAGGACGTTATCAGTTGGTACTTCTGGGTTAGACCGTCATACAATTCCCGGTCCTGGTAGTGGTTGGTACCCATGACCGTGTAGTCTCCAGCCTCTCCAGTGTAGTTACCCAGAAGATCCTTGATGAGACTGCGTAGGTCATTGGCCTCTTCGTAGTCACCACTCCAGCAGGAGATCCGCATCACTGAGTACGTTGCACCGCTGGGACCGGTCAGTGATTGTACATCCTTCGCCATAGCCTCACTCACAGTGATGTACGGCAGCGTGGCGTTTATCGGAATTGGGTCAGGGCTTATGTCCGCGAATGATAGGCTAGACAGCCCCGTTTGAATTAAATCCACCACCCCAGCTACATGGCTGCTCATTACTTCATCCTCTCTGCTATCAGCCTTTGCACTCCATCTCGAATCATCCGTTTCATCTCATCAGCCCTACCAACAAATGAGTTGAATACGGCATCCTTGCCCAGTCCTGTAGGAGATCCGTTGAACTCAATGAAGGGGGCATAGTCGATATGCTTGTCATTCCTGGAGTCTGAGATTAACTTAGCCCCCCCCACCTGTAACTGACCATGGGCTTTCCTCTCCCCAGTAACTTCCCCAGTAACTTCAAAGCTCTCTATGCTGGCCCCGGTGAGGACCGGCCATTGAGACTTGGCTATCTCCATTGACGGCTCAATGGCGTCCAGGATGATCGGCAGTAGATCATCACCGCTGATATTCTCAATAGACTGAAGGACAGTAGTGTCCACGCTCACTGAGATCATGGACCCAACTTCCATGTTGGGACCACCCCTCTGTGTGGTGGTTCTTACCGGTCCCGGTCGTATCGGATATACAGCCATTATGGTTTGATTATATCAACACCTAGCCGGGTGCTGAAGTGCTCACTGTCAGGCTCATTGGAGTAGATGGCATACTCCACCCCATCAACTACGGCCACCATGACATCCGGCTGGATAGTTGGAAAGTACCCACTCAGCTTCAAGTTGCGGCGGGCCACTGACCCACGAATGCGTGCCTCCGTAGTAACTTGATCGTTTGGCCTCTCTGTGGTGGTAACTGACATCCGGCACTGGATGCTAGTCATCCCAGCAACATCAGTAGTGCCTGTTCTCACTTTCTGCCCGGACGCAGATGCTGTTGTGGTAACTGTCTTGATGGAGCACCGGCTGGGCCAGAAATCTGGCAGGCTGGTTCTGAGTCTGGGATCAATCAACCTGCTCATAGTCCACTCCGCAGAATATCCTTGACTAACTTCTCATGCTCTGCGGCCCAATCCTCATACTCCACTTGCTCAATGATGTCGAAGCATGGCTCTAACCCCAGCGCTCCAGTCACCTGATCCCTGAGATTTTCAGCATGTTTCCGGAGGGAGTCTGCTACTGCTGGGCCATCCGTCTGTAGGTCTAAGATCTTTATTTTCTTGAGGATAAGAGCCTGAGAAGAGGCAATCGAATCTAAGCAATCTGCCGCTGCCAGCCTGATATCCGCAGTTCCATCACATGCGGCATCCTCTAGGTCGATGAACACCTGGATAGTATCATCCAGTAAATTCACATGACTGTAGGTGATGGTTATGGTTGACCCTGTTGGGGCAGATGTAAAGATTACAGTGCCGGATGCCTCAACAACAGTGAACGTCCCAGCAGAGCATACGACGGAGGTTCCCACTACAGGGAAGTAGGTCAACTGGTAACTGACGCCTCCGGTCACAGTGAATGTCTCAGATGCAGCCTGTAAGTCATCTTGGATGATGGCCCGTATTTTCTGGATAGTCGTTAAGGACATACTGCACCTACTTTAATACTCCACCTGACAGGGTTCCCCCTGTGAATGTGTAAGTTGATACTGTGGGGGCAGTATAGATTGCGGCCATTGCGTTGCCCTGACCCGTCCATCCCCAAGGCTCCCCCCACCACTTATCCCGCATACCAGCAGAAATCATGTACCATCCCCCAGGGTATACATACCCTGTTAGGTAAGTACCATCATATCCAGTTTCCCCCTCAGTATTAGACCACTGAGAAGATATCTGGTCTATCAGGAGTGTCCTATAGGATGCTGTGCCGGTCCTCTCCCACACCCTTGCAATGGCGTTGGGGATGGGCATACTCCACCCTCGTACCTCCTCCACACTTTCGACAGAACAGGCACTTGTTAATGTTGGTAGTGGGCATGAGGCATTGATGATTGGTTGGAATGTTCGATACCCTGTCGCCGTAATGTACGAATTAGCTATGATCCAATCCACCCCATCCTTAGCATAACTATAGGCCAAAGCCGAAGCCGTTGGATTTGAGTCAGCTAGCGTCCAGCCTGCCAAATCCATTGACTGGGATATCATGGCCAGCATATAAACCAACACATTGCCGGTAGTATCCACCCAGGACCCACTAGCACGAGTGGTGGTCCAAAACCCGCTGATAAAGGTGGACAGCTTAGTCAAACTACTAGTTCGCACGGAAGAGTCTGGATGCAATGCTGCATACAAGGCTAGGAATTGCAGGTGGTATGACGTATCTCTCTGATCCCACATTCCCCAGGCTGGGTCGAGCGTCTCAATGTATGTGAGCAATGTCACAAACCAATTATCTAGAGTATCCCAGGCATCGTCTGCTGCGCATCCACTATCCAACCCACACAAAAATAGTCCCCCTAATGAGAATGTGCGAGCCTGCATGTAGCAGGAAACAGAATTAGCATTGCCGTTTGCATACGGCCTACACGCCCAGCCATAATCCTGTGTGGGGTTCTTCATCCACAAGGATGCCTCTGCACGAGCTTGAGTGATATACGTGGTTAGTCCTGTGCTGTAATACATTGCGTACAGTCCGATTACACGATCATAATAATTCTCCGGAGTGGAGCCATATAAGGACGCACTCGGTGCCCCTGTAGTGTAGTCATATGCTCCATAGGCTATACCGGAAGTAGTAGTGGGAAGTTCATAGGTAGAAATGCCGTAGTAAATGGTCATCTCCGTGTCACTAGTGCAGGTTCCAGGCTGTGCCCGATATCTTCCAACCTGCCCTGTAGGATTAGTGACGTGAGCTAAAAATATAGTCTTACTATCCCATGTCGTACCTCCACCACAGAAAGTAGTTTGAAATGAAGTGCCACTCCCAGTAACCGTAGATAGTGTGTTGCTGGCAGCAGACGGCACCAGCGTTACGGTGCCCACCTGCGTAGTGCTCAACCACGCCGGGTCATACATTCCCCCTGTTGTGTGGGCAGTCTCCAAAACTGTCGCCATATTCTTTCTGGCTGTGTGCCAAAAGGGCCAACGATTAACCCCAGTCTCAAGCGACCATCGTACCTGCCTCCCAATAACCTTCTGGATTGTGGTTCCGTTTGTAGGGTCGATAGTGGTCATGTCCACCACATCATAAGCATTGACTGGTACGGCCCCATCGGTCACTGTACAGGTAGTAGTGCCGTTGGTGTCTGTTACGGACAGTTGAAATGTGTACTGCCCGAACGACGGAGTAGTGATTGACGGAGAAACCGTGCTCGCGCCTGTGATAGTAGCAGTAGCCCCAGCCGTCTGGGACCAAGCATAGGTCAGGGTGCCAGAACCCGATGACCCACTGCCATCAAGTGCCCCAGCCACCCCAACCTTGAACACCTGCACTGCCCCAGCACTGCATGTTGGGCTAGATATTGCCTCCTTAGTGAACAGGAGTAGACATAGTATCACCATTCTCATAAAATTCCTATGGGATAGTAAATCCCTGCCCAGTGAGCTTCCACCCTACATAATAAAGTGTTAAAGACTTAGCTACATCTTCCAAGGTAGATATTTCCACTCCTAGACCGACGGGCACTTCCGCAGTAGCCCCCTGTGCTGGAGATACAATGGTAATACTGTACTCAGTCCCACCATTAACACTACCGAGCAGAGTTCCAGAAGTCGTGGACCTAAGCCTCAACCTATAAACCGTATTTGCCGCTATTGATACCCCGGTATCCACACTGTTACAAGTGATAACTCCACCCGGATACCCACAACTTTGCACTCTCCATGTAGATGTCTGGGAGGTGTCTATAAGCATCCCCGCAGCCGCTCCCACAGCAGCAAGGGAGTTACTGCCAGTTAGCAGAGTGTAGGGGTTGCTCTCCACTGATCCCGCAGTCCCAACATACGCTTTTATACTAGATACACTGCTGCCAGTCTTTACCAAGAAGGTAGTATCCCATCCTGACGTTCGCGTATATAGCATTAAGCCTGGAGTATATGCCTGTCTAGCAATACCGATAAAGTAACTGGTGCTGCTTGTCGCAGCCGACGTAACCGTCAGGCCACAAGCCCACCCTGTCTCATACGCCATCCCCAGCGTCCCCGCAGTTCCAGCCACACCATTTGCACCTCCCCAATTCAAGCGGCCAACCCCAGGAGTGGTCACCCCGCCACACATATCATCATACCCCTGGGACACTGGGGTCAGGACATCCCCTCCTGATGCTGTGATCGCCACTGCCGACTGAGCCGTCACCAAACCTTTAGCATTAGTGGTCACGGCGCACACGTGAGTAGCATCCCCACACGTGCCATAAGTGGTGCTCACGGTCGCTAGGGTAGTGGCCACTGCACCAGCAGCCGTAGAGACATCCCCTGTGAATGCAGGCATTCTAGCTGCTGCCAGAGTCCCGCTATCCATCAGGAAAGCTACAGTATCTCCCGCCGAATCTAGCAGGGTTGGCGCGTGCCCTGTAGTCACGAACATCTTCTGTTTGCCCGATGCCGGAAGACTAGCGGGAGTTGAGCCTTCAGTAAACGTCAACTCCGTAGTTCCAGTTGCAGTAGATGTAAAAGAAGTCGCCGCAACATCCCCCGCCGAATCCTTTGTCACCAACGTTTTGGTAGCGGCGCCATCGTAGTACTGCAACACTCCAGACAGATTCCAGAAATCTCCGCTTGTTGGGGCCGTAGGAGCCACACCCGACGTTAACCTCAACCCCGCCCCACCAGTAGTGCTAGCAGCAATGGTGGCAAGGCCTGGCAGCACAAATGGGTTAGGTATCGATATCGTCCACGACCCAGAAGAGGTTATGGGAGTAGTCCCGGTAACCGTCAATTGGCCGGATGTTCCTACGAGATCCACACTTGTCACAGACCCACTTCCACCACCTCCACTAGAACTGGGGACCTGAGTTATCTGCCCATCCAGAGAGGCACATAGCAGAAGTGTAAAGATTACAGTTTTCACCGCTTTACCCTCCCGCGGAACTGGTACACTACTCCAGATCCACTAGCAGTCAGATAAAACCCACCCTGCATCCTAATACCCTTGGATGGCAGAGCTATGAGAGTTAACTGGTTAGCCGACAATGGTATAGCGGTCATCCAAGTTATTGGACTACCCTGTGCATCTGTAGCCGTGACAGTCCGGGCGTCCCCCGCCACACTAAAGGCCAGATGGTCCAGCCAAATAGTCTCAGCACACACCTTTTCAGAACTGGTAGGAGCGGCTGTCCAATTGATCTCTACATCAGTCAAATTGACAGTTGGGGGAATGATGAGGGTAGGGGCCGCAGCCATCAGCAGGCTTGCAGTGAGAACCACCAGGACACTCACAAATCTAGACGGCATTGTATATCTCCTGTCATCTGTAAAGAGGGGCTACCCAATTGGATAGCCCCAAAGTTGACTTGATTTGGCAGTCTACTAGCTGCCCTTGCCGTCCGAACCAACGCACATCTTGGGATCGCCCTGCGCGGCTCCGAAGATATGACGCAGCTTGTAGTTGATGCTGTCGGTGTCAAAGTCCCCTTCGGCTACGGAGGAACTTCCCCCACCGAGTGACTGAGCATTCGGGTCCTTGACCCAGAGTTGAGGATTGCGACGGCCTCGAAGGAATCCGAACATGAATGCTGGCCGCTGGGTCATGTCATTCGGGTTGGCTTCCAGGAACCAGGGATTGGTGGACAGGCCAGTGGCGATGGTCCGAAGGTACGGATTGATGTGTAGTTGGACAGCATTCTTCATCCAGTTGTTGGACTCCAATTCCAACCCGGTTGCGCCTCCGTACGCCGCCAGAGTGGTACGAATGGTATTGGCCTGAAGGATGTTCTCTGCCAGAACCTTATCCCCAGGAGCAATGATGAGGTTAACGCCGTTGATGATGATAGGCTCCCCATCGGAGTCCACCATGTTGGTCAACTGGGTAAACGCCGTTTGCAGTGCAGCGGTAGACAGCGGCGGGTTGCTGGTGATGATGTTGGCATTCCCAACTGTGAAGTAGGAAGCATGAAGGCCGCTGGCATCTACCAGCATAGACGCAGCCAAATACTCCTCCGACCGGCGAGCGCCAGTGGCCATAACCATCGGGCGGGACCTGAAGGCGTTGAGGTCATCATTGACCAGCATCTCGAAACTGATCCCGTACCGGCGACCATACTTCGCCACGGACAGTTCGTACTTGCCCTCAGTGAAGGTGGTTTCCGGATAAGGGGCGTACTCCGCCACCTGAGACAGCCGGGCTCCCCCGCCATCAATGGTGTACATCTTCATGGTGCGAAAGTCTGTGACATCCATGATGCGGAAGTATCCAGGATAGGACACTGGAACCGTGTTGTATGCTCCCAGCAATTGCCGGTACAGCACATCGCCGAACAGGTACGGGAAGTCACTGGTAGACATGGCTTCCTTGAGGATGTAGGACTCACGTCGTCTCTCGTACACGTCAGCCAAGAGTTCAGCTAATACGAGTACCTGTGACTCCTTCATCCGGCCCGCCAGCCGTTCTCCACCCCCAGCACCTTCACGAAGGAAGGTTTGGTCATCGGCCGATCCGATGGACAGGAGATTGCGGATGCTGGAGGTTTCGGCAGCAATCTGTGCGATTCGTTCAGTCATTCTCATTTGGATCACCTAGCCTTTCCCCACCATCACATTGATGGCAGTTGTGGTCGCACCAGACGCAACCAGTTCCACTCCAGCATCTCCAATGGCGTAGCCCCAGAGGATACCCGTAGAGCGAAGCGACAGGGGGGGAGTGGTGTCCTTATCGAAATAGATCGCATCCCCCCCGACAACATGGATGTCCCTGTCCGCGCCGGAAGTACCGCCCGCATCGATGCCTGCCACCAGCACGTTAAAGATGCCATCGATGAACGGGACTACCTTTCCAGCAGAGTCAGCGTCCCCGGCTGCCACTCCAGGAATCTGCCCGATGACTACAGGGTCACCAGATACAGCGAAGTTCGTGGTACGAGACGCTGTTTGAGCCGTCGCCTTAGTCAAGGGGAGCGTCAACCCCGAGCAAGGATACCGTCGATTGATTGCCATTTCATTCTCCTTATCTGGACTGGGTGTAATGATTACACCTGATCCAAGTTAGTGCCTATCTTCCTCGCACCGCGATATCGAGTCCACCTTCGGGGATACCGAGAGTTTTGAGGGCCTCCCGCATCCGTTTGTTGAACTCATCAGTTCCGGTCGTCTTGGCTACTGGGGCTCCCATTCCATCCACGCGGCCCTGTCCATCAGATACCGGAAATAGGGCAACGACTCCATCCACCCACTTGGTGTCTGCCTTGCCTTCGGTGACGATGGGATTCTCACAGAGCCGGTCCAGAAGGGACTCAGACACCTTGACGTTTGACTTGCCAAGGGCTTCCCGAACAGCCTCCTTGGCGATACCCTTATCGGCTGATGCCTTAAGGGCTGTAACCTGAGCCTTCAGGGCATCTCTTTCATTCTGGAGGGCTTCCAGAGCTTCTTTCTCCATATCCTTCTCCTTGATTGAAATTGGGGGTGTGGCCCCCGCTGACTCAACTACTGGTACAATTGGGGCACCCCCGGCCCCGGCTTTGGTCACGAAATCCGTTGAGAACGCCTTACGGAACTCTTTTGCAATGAGCCCCTTGCGCCCTTCTACCTCACCACGCTCAGCAGCAATAGCAGCATTGATTGAGATGCCAATGTGCGGCCCCTTCTCTGCCACCTTTTGGGCATAGTCGGAGAATACTTTGGCCTCCGAGTACAACCCAGGACCCTTGGGTCCGTTGTCCTCCCAGTGTGCATCCTTGGTCAATACCGCAGCGAGAGAGTCCAAATCACCTTCTGGCCGTGCCGCCTCTTGGGCGTCCGTGGCGTGATTCCACATCATGTGAGTGCCCTTGGTGAAGCATGAAGGCCCACTGGACTTAATCATATCGGCACTGTAGTAGGCCATCGAGCCCCAACCTGGACTGATGATCTTGATAGGGATGCTGGCAGGCCCCTGAGACTCCTTAGCCACAAACTCATCAAGGACTGCGGACTCAGTAACCGTTAACTCTTCCATACTCTCCTACTTTCTTGATGCAGAAGCCGCAGGCAGCGGAACAGATGACTTAGGCTCTGGCTTTTCTGCATTCACCTTGGCTACTTCAGCCTGTTGGATAGCCGCCGTGCCCAAATCCGCCTTTGCCTTAGCCTCAATACGGTCATTCTCAGCAGCCTCACCAGGATCAACGAATCCCTGTACGACATCATCAGGATAGAACTTTTTCCGTAAGGATTCAGCATCTTTTTCACCCAGAGCCGTCATCAGAAGCTCAAATAGGTAGCCTCTATTGGGGATGATTCCTTCCGCTGAACTTCCGTTGAGGGTAGCGGCCATCACGATTGACCGGACCCTATCCACCACGTCCCTTTCAATGATGTTGGGGAATTTGATGTCCAGCTTGGTGCTACTGTCTTCCGGAGGCGTAATCATTACACTCAGAGATCCATCGAATGGGTCCGGGACTAACAAACCCCTAAACCCAGCAGTCCGCATCTTCCCCTTTGGAGATACCGAGGACCATTCCATGAGCTTCTCGCAAATATGGAGGATGATATTGGCCCACATCTGCTGCCGGGACACCATCTTCAACTCAGTGGGCCGGTCGAGAGTGGTAGAAGTGGCGAAGTTGCCAATGTCAGAGTCACCGAAGAAGTGCTCTGGAGTATCACTCCCGGAAGCCACCATTGACCGTAGTGCTCTGGCTTCATCCGGCCCAGTGGTGTGCCCCGCAGTCTTGATGGGGGTGATATCCATCCCACCAGAGGATATGAACATGGCCGCAGTATTGGCTGAAGGGTTAGTCTCTCTAGAGCCACTGCTGATGGTTGTATTCAGCTTAGCCTTTGAAGCGGCAATGTTCTTCTTGCTACCTGCCCCTGAGATCTTCATCGCCAATCGTGCGTAGGCACGCAGAACAGTGGCGAAGTTCTCCAAAATTCCTTTGTACGCAGTGGCCCACCCCAGTGAACTGTACAACTCGGGGAGGCCAAACCGCATCTCAGACAGTCCCCCGGTCTTCACATGCAGGACCTGCACTGACCACTCCACACGGCTGCCGTCAGGAGCCACAGACATTTTCACTTCTGGGTTGTAGTCGATGTCTGGGTACCATACCGTCTGGGATGCACCTGGACTATCAACTAGCCCTGAATTTGGCTGCATCAATCCTGGTGAGGGCATCACACGGATGTAGAACCAAGGCTCCTTGGAGTCGTTTGGGTTGCACACAATCTCCTGGACCTGTTCTACTGGCATGACCCGGACTCGGGCAGTCCCATTCAGCATATTCCGATGGAAGGTAAAGAATGTGTTGCCTGTTATCCGCTGTTCGCGCTCCCTCTCAGGCCACGCCTCACCAATAACTCTTTGATTACCACGGTGTTTGAAGAAGTCATCCAGAACTTCCTCTACCAATTCATCCTCAGCTTCAATCTTGACCCCACCACCCCAGACATACAACTCCTGGACCGTGACTGCCCGACGGATTAGCGGATTGATCAGGTACATAGTACGGGACAGATCCACCAATCGACGTATGTTCTCCCGGCTGAAGTTGAAATCTCCAGTCTGGGTTAGAAGGTCTTTCCACCCAATATTTTCAAGCATCAACTCAAGATCTTCGGCCGATTCCTGTGCCCTAATTGCCGACTCATCCTTGATGTTCAAAGCCTCATCCACCACACCCACGAACTTTCCTAGGGCATCACTGCCTAGTTTGGCCCCCTCCAAGGCTCCGGATAAGGAGTCTCGTATGGATCTCAGCACAGTCATACTGTAATGTTTACACTCCTTAGATTTAATGGCTACCTGTTTTTTCAGTTGTGATTGAACTTGGTCAGACTAGATATTTAGTGGAGGATGGGAGAGGCTAGGCACACCAAGAGCACCCCCCTGCCCAGTTATCATTGAGGGGTGCTCAATGTGTTCTGTACTACTTACTATCCTTAGCCGCCACCAGTCCATAAGCAATGGCAGCGAACGCAGCAGTGTTGAACTGTTCCAGAGTCATCCTGCCCAGCAGGAACGCAACTACCAGTGCAATCAGTATGATAGCTGCCCCCGTGGTCTTCCAATTATCCAGTATGGCTCTCATCCTCTATCTTCTCCAGAGTTACCGTGAGTTTCCACTTGTTGGCGGCGGATACCATTGCCGGTATGAGGGAAGCCACCACCTCTTGAATAGTAGTATGCACTACTTCCTTAAGTGCTTCAGCTAGAGCCTCCGCATTATCTTTCGGATCTAGAATACTCATTTAACCACCCCCAGGGCCACCCAGATACCCCGCCACACATTCTGCACATCTTCCAACTGCTGCACAGTGATGGCGTCCCAGCGCTTTCTCAACTCCGGGTCCATGGACTCTCGAACACTGATGTAGGCTTTGAGAACAGCGAGGATCACTGTTTCCCCAGGAAGGGACCCAGTGACCTTGATCTCAATTCCTTTGGAGATGGCATCCACCAAGGATAGAGCAGTAGATGTGGTTTCGGCCATGTCAGGCCCCCACTTTCGCCACGATCTTATCCAGTTTCTCATTGAGGACGCTCAAACAAGCAATGACCTGATCCAGCCTGTCCATCGGCACGTTGGTTGTGGCCTTGATTGAGGAACTGGAAGCTAGCCCCTGTTCCGGGAGCACGGGAGTGGTCAACCCTTCCCATGTCACTTCGGTTACGTTGCCCACTGCATCCACCACTTGCTTCTTTGGCTTAATGGGGAGATCCGTCAGAGTCAATCCAAGATCCCTATTAGAGACGTTCGCTGCAATCCAGTCCGCGCAGGCTTGGGTGTACCCTGACAGCCGGATGGCATTCTGAGTTTCGGCCTGAGCCTTCATGCTATCCACAAACTGTGCGGACAGATAGTTAGGATCGAATATATTCGCCACATCTTCTCCTTTGATTGTGTTATTAGTTGCCTAGAAGACCGTTAAGTCTTCACCTCTTATCCCGCGCCACTCTGATTCCAGCATCTCCCAGCAGTGCGGCCATTGCCACCAACTGCCACCACACGAAGGATTTCAGTTCCTGAACCTGTTCTACCGAATGCACTTGTATGGTTTCGAGCCTAGTTATCCTATGCTCAATGCAAACACTGTCACATTTTGCCGGTTCACTGATGACCGCCGGTGGATACTTACTCTCCGCAGACACGTGAACCAGGGTGAATGTGACTGACCCCGTAGCCAGTAGCAGCAGCAAGATTCTTACGATGCGCAGTATCCCCATGTCTGCAATGTATCGCATTGGTGTAATCTTTACAACACTAATAAGGACTAACGACCACCTCATCGTCTCCATAGTAGGTTATTCCCTCAATGTCCTCCGGGTCATCGGCTATTGAGTCAACAAATGCAATGGCGTACCGCATAGCGTCCATGCCGTGATTGTCCAAGTCGATAGGCAACTCATCCCTATGGCTGTTGGATGTTTTGCCCACCTTTTCATCCCATACGTACCCATCGATCTCAGTTTCCGTGCTGTAGGGCTTGCCGGAGTCCTTTAGTTCAGCATCAATCTTAACCAAAGCATCTCTTAGAATGAACATACCCGGCGATGCGTATTCTATTCCGTTGCTGTTGACTATGTACTCTGGCCTTAACCTCCGCTGTACAGCCTGAATTCCAGGTTGGATTGCCTTGTATGCGGGGAGTGTCAACAGGCCAGTGTGCCTCTCAAATGTCGCCCTGCCTTCAGCGTCATGGTCACACAAGATAGCCTGTGGGTGTGGCAGACCCTCATTGAGGTCCATGATCTCTCTGGCTAGATCCTCCACCAAAGTCCTAGTTACATAGATCTCCCTATTCAGATAAAGGCGTCCGAATCTATCTTCCATCCAATCCTGCCATACGAACGGATGGGTAAATCCAAAATCTATAGACCAGTAGTGTGGCCACTCAGTCCACTCCGGTGGTAAGGAGTTACGGCTAAGAAGATGTACATGGGGGTCCCAACCGTCGTACACAATGCCCTCCGCTGCCGCCCATTCTCCCAAATACAGCCGCTTAAACCGGACTCCACTTAGCCGTTTGAGCTTAGCTATGTACCGCTCCCCCTCTGGAGTCCAAGCCTCTTGAATATGGTCGTAGAATCTAGGGTTGTCCTCATGAACTGACTTGAACATCTTACATAAACCCTTGTCACACCGTACTTTAAGCCAGTGTGTGGGTTTATCTGGGTTGGCGTCTCCGATAAGCTGCTGATACGGCACTACTCCGTTACGGATACAGGCCCCGGCTATTTCCCAGTCATTCTCTGTAGCCTCAGTAGCCTCTTGAATGTACCCCCCGTCCCACTCGGAAGAGTTCAACCGGTCCACATTATCCAGTCCAATTACGGCGTAGATGGAGCCGTTTGGGTAGATAAACTGCTGATCCTGCTTGTGGAAGTGGACCTTGTCAATAGGCTTCAACACCCTCTCTTGAAACATAGCCAAACATGAGTTAGTCATGCTGGCACGGGTCTTGCGGGCCATGAACATCTTAGATTTGGGGTACTTCGACAGGACCAAGTGCTGCTTTTGCAGCACAGCTAGACTCTTACCCGTGCCCTTTGGCCCAACTATTAGGATTTCATCAGCGTGTTCGTGGAAGATATCCTTTGCCACTCCATAAGGATGATACTTGACCCTATACCCTGTGGCCTTTTTGAGATCCTCGCTGGCCGGTGAGACTCTCATACTTGATCCATGTCCACTCCAACATACTCCCTGACTCCAGTAAGTGCCCCCCCTTTGTCCTCAGGCATATCCAGTGCCAGCAGCTTAGACCGGCGCTCCTCGATCTTGATTACCATCGCACCCATAACTGGATCAGGTGGGTATACCTTCTCCCGTTTACCACTGAGACTTGCCGGATCATCCACTATCTCCGTGTACCCTCTGGCTATCGGCATGTACGCCTTTAACAGTGCATCCAACCGTTGAATCTGAAGCTGCCGGTTCTCTGCCGCAGTCTCAGACATCTCAGATGCCATCCTATTTAGGACCTCAACCTCATCTGAGCGAACAGTGGATTCTGCCACATTCAGGGCATCGGCTATTTCGGCAATAGAGTGCCCGTCACGGCGCATCATCATCACCTTGTACCGCCGCTCAATGATCCTCACCGACTGCACAGACGTGACCTTAGCAACCCCCCCACGTCCAGATGGTCCAGATCTCACCATTGGGGATCTAACCGGAGGTTTAATGGCAGGCATCCTATTCATGATTCGAGTGTATGTCTATTCGGCGATTATGGCAAGAAATCTATGGCGGGAGGGGGAGGTGCTATGAGGCCCTATGGCCACCTCCCCCACTAGCAGGAGTACACACACGAGTTACTCTATGGTGGATCTACTGTGGCTCTGTGTCAAGCCTCAGCTTCAATCTGGATATGTCTACCCCAGGAGTTGTTGGTAGAACTCTCCCGCCTTATCTTGAATCCACAAGCAACCAACAACCCCTTTAATTCCACTGTTGTATAGATGTGGGTATGAGCATCAACCCATGCAGGATTATCGAAACTGTGAACCTTTGAATCAAACTTGGGCGCCTCATCCAAATCCTTCTGCCCCGGAGCCTTACCCCATGAACTATTCGCATCAGGAGTGGACACGTATAGTCTCCCACCAGGGAGCATGATCTCATGAACCATCTCCAGTGTTGGTTGTGGATGGAAATTCAGGTGCTCAATTACCTCCGTAAAGATTACACATCCAAACTTGGCACACAACCAGAGCAGTTCGGCCTGCCTCTCTACATCTCCGTTGATTAGGCTCAGATCTAGTAGTCTAGTGACCAGTGGTGTTAGGTAGAACTTGCGTTCAATGGCGATGATGTCACATGGGACTAACAGTTTGGTGAAGCAGGATAGCCCCCCCCATCCAGGTCCGATGTCTAGTATTTGGGTATTGGTGTGTCCTGATAGGAACTCTCCCATCCAATTAGGGATTTGACCCCAGTACCCCCGTTCATACTGGCTATAGGTGGTTGTGTAGTGGCTGTTGGGGCCATACACACTCTTGAGTATGCCCTGAGCCGTGTCCAATAGCTCTGAAAATGTAGGTTTGGTGTCCATTTCAACTATGCCTCCCCCCTCCCCTTTAACAATCCTCTCCCGCCTTGGTCTTAATTATACTATTGCCATGGCTGTTTGTCAATGTTTATTTTTCGGCCCTGTCCTGCGCTCTGTCCACTGTCCACCGAGCCAAGTGTCGAGTAGGAGGACGCCTTGGCGTCGTCCCGAGACTTGGCGAGCTAGTACATAGTCCCCATGGCCACATTTGCTGTAATGTTTACACTTTTCCAGCCAAGTACAGGGCGGATTCTAGCATCCTGCGGTTATTTAAGCCTTGGGAGTACACGCCCTTAGCTGTTGATCCATAAAATGAGCCAGATTTGGTAATGAATCCCTTGATTGTTGGAGCTATGGAGCCAGAAAGTACCTGCTGCATTGCTCCAATTCCACAATTGTGGCCAAAACTGACCAGTGCCGCCCCCTGGATTGTCGGCAAATGGCACACTAGGTCTAACAATGGTGCCAAATCGTCCCCCAACCACTGATCCGCCTCTGTTTGGGTGCGTGTTTGGCCCTCTACTACACCTTTGGTATGCCCCCATCCAATGGTCCATACCTTTCCAAGTGCATCCCAGTAGGCTCTTAGACGGCAGCTCTCCATTGGGCGGATTAAGGCGATTGCTAATTGAGTTGTTGTTAGGTTTTCCATGATGTAATCATTACACCAAATAGCCTATTGGGTCAAACTTCCTCCTACTTGCCTATTAGTGAAATGCCATCGAATCCCCTTATTCTATGGTGGCGCCTATGAAAGCCCTCATTTTAGAGCCGTGCCTATGAGATCCCCCTAGTATGCTAGAGCGCCTATGAAATCCCCCCCCCCTCTCCCCTGCCACCTCCCCTGCCCGCTCGCGTGTGACTCCCTAGGCGCCTATTAGCGATGGCTCCTAGGTGTGTCTACGCCTCCGTACGGGGCACTGTAGGAGTGAGGCTAGGCGTAGGCGTATGCGTAGGCGGCGCATAGGGTGTAGGCTACAGGTCTAGACCACTTGCCATAGCTCTAGCCTACAGGTCTAGACCAATGTAATGATTACACCTGCACAGTGTAGTGACACTAGGAGTACACCCGGTGGCAGTATGGCTCACAGCCTTACATCTTACAGAGCTAATAGAATCATCTACTTGCGCATGGCGGGCGGCAATGTGCCACACACAGACGCCTTAGATGGTGGCAATACGCCGCCTTTGACCCCTGAGGCGTAATGATTACACTCGGGCGTCCAATCAAGGCTAACTGCCATTGAATCAACTAGTTAGGCTACACCTATGACACACGGGCATAGGTTGGCACACGCCGTGCTCTAGTAGTATTCGTTGAGAGTGGAGGCGGACTGAGATGGAAACGGGGTAGCAATCACCCTATCGCCTCACCGACATACGCTGGTAGTTAGTGACTACCACGTATCATGAGTAGCCTAAAGAGCTTATTCTATGGGTGTTAGCCGTTGTGGCACGTGTACTGCTAGGTGCTAGCAGGGTTGAAACGTGCGCCTGTAGGGAACTAGCCCGAACAGAGTGATTAGGGATACACAGCTTGGATGCTAACCCTACTCTGTAATCTTTACGCTTCCTGTAAGTGCGGGAAACTAAGTGTGCTTTGCAGTCTGGGCGCACATTTCCGGCTTAGCAGGTTCCTACCTCGCGAAAACCCCATCAACACTCTAGGTTACAGGCACGTGAGCTATGCAGGGCAATACCGTGGGAGTATGGCAGTCCTAGACTTGTTTGGCACTGGGCATAAGCTGGTACACCCATCTAATCTACACTCATTACTCAGTGAGTAGCAGACTACTAACCCAAGACATTGCAGCTATAGCAGTCCATAACTACCCACGGGTAGCAGGGCGAGCGACTAGACTACATAGGCTATGTGACAAGGTAGAGTATGGGAGAAGGGAAACGTAATCTTTGAGGGTACTTTGAGTGACACAGAGTACCCGATTGAGGTTATGGAACTGTGCTATCAGGAGTAACAATCATGGAACCATGGAAGATACCGCCTGATTATGGCGGACAAACGTGGTACGGCTGGTACGCTATCATCAGTCAGAATCGTGATAGCGGATGCCTTGAACGGTCCAATTACCGTACGGTGCTAGAGCGCTTGCGCAAGTACAACTCAGAGTTACAGGCGGAGAACATTGACTCCCGCAATGCTGAGTATGACAGCGTGGGCGATGACACGGTGACGGACACCAGACAGGGACACTGGGCCGTCGGATGGGTGGAAGTGATATTTGTTCACTCATCTAATGCTGCCGCAGTGACCATAGCTCAAGACATTTTGGACGCCCTAGAAGATTATCCCGTGGTAGACGATGAGGACTTCTCAAATCTGGAGTATGAAGAAATGAGTAAGTACTGGTCTCATTGCGGGATGCGGCAACGGATACAGGAGTGCTCTGATGCAGGAGTGTCTATCTTTGCGGCACGTCGGGAGTATCCACTGCCAGGCCGGCTGGAAGAACACTTGATAGCCAATTCGAGCTAGGAGACAACCAATGACACATATGAAGGAACTTATCGAGGACTACCACGATAGGGGGTACACATACCTCGGATCCTTCCTGTTCTTGAAGGATGGCAGGGGGTACGTGCTGAGAGAGAATGATCTAGGGTATCCCTCGATGCACCCCGTAGCCGCAATAGAAGGTGGACACGCTACCACCATGGACATGCTCAAGGCGGGGCAACTGGACACACTATATGCGGAGTCAAATGACTGCACTTTGTCAGCTAGTCAGCGGTCAGCGTGGACACTGCCTGTAGATCAGGAATGCTAAGGAGTTGATACAATGGCACATGACGACAAGACCGGAGCTGGCGCATCGGCTGTTGGCCGGTGCTGGTGAGCGGAGAGCCCACATAGGATAGAGCCGCTTGTGCGGCCACGCCTGGCCAGCGGAAGAGGCCCGCTCCCCCCAGCGATACAGGGGTACGAGGTAGAGAGATGGCATACGAGATAGATGAGGTTCGCGCGGCAGGGCCGTATCCTGTCGGCATCCGCCGTGACTCCGGCGCGCGGGGATACTTATTGCTCCCCTCCGTGCCCACCTACCGCAGCGATGGGAGTAAGTGGGCTCCCTTCCGCTTTTCGCTCGGGCAGTGGCCTGCCCGGCCGCACTGGATGCAGTGGTATTGCCGCCACTGCGATTTTCCGATGCCTGTGGATCGTACGATCTGCCGCCAGTGCGGAGCGGATCACACTGGCGAGCCGGGGCTGGAGGCGCTGCGTGCCCACCAGAGCGGCGCCAGGAGCATAGCGTGAAGATATCGAGGGGCTCGAATGGGGAGCGTGACCAATAAACCGCTACTCCATTACCCTTCAGCGTGGCGTGATGTTCCGCTGGGAGGATATAGAGCCGCGCATCATTGCCACAATCGAGGGAAAACAAGGGAGATAGTCAATGACGCAAGTGTACAAACTGGCAGATAGGAACGGCCGAACCAGGGATGGTACACAGTGGGGTGAGGGAGTCACCCACTCTGCACAAGCTGGGGGAACCACCCTCTGCACGGATCAGGTAGTCCACGCCTACAGATCGCTGAATCTGGCTGTGATGATGGACCCGGTTCACCGCGCCTTCGGCCCATCTGCTGTGGCATTCCAGGCAGAGGGTGAGGTGGTGGTGGACGATGGCACAAAGGTGGGGGTTAAGACTCTCACGACTACCAGCAAGGTGCAACTGCCAGAGGTCACTATATCACAGAGGGTGGCATTTGGCATACTCGCATCTCTGTCTGTTTACCGCGATCCAGAGTATCTGGAGTGGGCGCAGAATTGGCTCAATGGCACTGATCGGTCTGCCAACGCCGCCCACGCCGCCGCCAACGCCGCCAACGCCGCCAACGCCGCCCATGCCGCCCACGCCGCCCACGCCGCCGCCTACGCCACCGCCGACGCCGACGCCTACGCCGCCGCCGACGCCGCCTACGCCGCCGCCCACGCCGCCCACGCCGCCGCCGCCGCCGCCTACGCCGTCGCCGCCGCCGCCGCCTACGCCGTCGCCGCCCGGGCTACGACGCGCGCCGAGTGCTGCCGGGTCATC